GTTTGTACTAAGTTCGTGATACCATCACAGATTTATCCAACCACTAGGGCATTACGGCGTTAACCACGCTGGTTTCCATTCACTCGAATGAGAGATTACTTTGAATCTGCTAAAGTCAGCCACATGGTTTGCTAGTTAAGCTTGCCATTTGCGATGCGGCCACGGGATTAAGCGCCCGTGCGCTAGATGTTTAACGTCATCTCAGACAAATAGTTTAATGTCATTTCGGACAAAACTAGTCTACTATCTAGCTAGCTCTAATGTTGCTCACTGAGCGACCTATTAAAGGCTGCAACATGAGACATATTCCGGTCACCAGCCATATGAGCATACATGCCAGAAGCTGCAGCGATAACTCGCTGTGTTCCGAGAATGTCAACAGGGGATGGAGTAGTCCTCCCTTCGGTTGGCTGCCCAATGTATTCCGCGTGCAAGATAACCTCAAAATGAAGCTTCTGGCCTGCGGTGCCCGAAAAGGCAACAACCATCGGACATCCACCAAAGGAATTCGAATTGGCGAAGCCATTTCCGGAGGTAACAACGGTGTTGGCAAAAGTGCCACTCGCTGATACACCAAGACCATTCATGTTAAGGCCTACACTCCATGGATAAACCACGGCAGTTGCGGGGCTCACAGTAATGTAAGCGGGTCCACCAGAGTACGCTCCGATAGATGCAGCATCCTGGCCATACTCAGTCTCCGTCAAGGAAATTGGGCCTGCGGCCATTGAACACAATTTGCGGCTATTGTTAGTAATCTCGCATTCGCTGCGCGATTGCAACGTATTAACCGTGTAATTATGGATCGGCTTATGATCGGGGTCGGTAAAACAGTACATAAGGCCTGCCTCTGATTGAGTCTGACCAATATACGTTGCTGTAATACCGACAGCTACTATACGTCCTTCTACTCTCGCGGCTAAATCCGACGCCTCAACTCCAGCATACATTTCCGCATAAGTATACGGATTTGCAGGCATAAGGAATTGCGTTACGCCGGTATTAAGGACCCCAACATTAAGTGGAGCGGTCGCAAAAGGGGTAAGATAGTCGTCAGCGCTACCTGCAAAGGTGACCCCCGTACGATAGCCAAAAGGCATATCCTTACAGAGGGTCGGCGACAACATTACGTATCCATAACCTCCTGTGCCGATCGTAGCATCGAATTTAAGAAACGCCTCAGTCTTGAAAGACGGACGCGCAGGTAAAAGAGGCAAATACGAACCTTTCGCCAAAATGGAGAAGGGGGCCGTGTATGCCAAAGTGAGCTTACGACAAGCAGGCGAGAGAGATTTTCCCCCAACCTTAACGCGATTGCTTTTGCCCTTGTTCTTCTTGGATGAGGAATTGGGCCTGGCAAAAGGCGGAGGTTTGAAAGAAACCTTCGCAAGTTCCTGTACAACTTTTGAAAGCTGTGCAACGCTTTTGGCATTGGCGGAACCCTTAGTCTTAGGCTTCTTATTCTTTAAGCCAGCTGCTATTTTCTTATTAATATTTCTACTAATTGAGTCCATCTTAATTAATCTATTCTCTTTTAAGAGTTGGTCAATTACCGGACCCGTATATTTATCTAATACGCTAGTTATTGGCTTGAGAAAACGATCTAACGTGTTTTCTTTAGGTCTGAAAATTCTTGATCGCTATTTATTTGGAATGTAACCACCACCCGGTTACATCAAAGACATGCTTAAATATCTCGACGACATCTGGTTGATGGCGCAACTCATACATGATTCCCGCAAAAGATTCATGTTGTTGCATTTCAGTCGGATAAAATTTCTGTAACATTTCCGCAAGGGATTTCTCCCAGCGCAGAAGCTTACAAGGGCCTCTCGAGAAAGTATGTCCACAAAAATCGAGTCCATCGTCTAAATTAGACTTTAGGTACTCTTTCATGGTTACTCCATATTGTCGATAGAGCTCAATGGCCCCTTCAACGTATGGCTCGAAACAATCATCGCCCATAGCATGTATCAAGTGTGAATTAGCTGTTAACCAGTCCTCGGAAGTTCCGTCTGTTCTCAGCTCAGCACTCTTGATTCCTACCACACAGCCCCAAGACCACCTTGTAAAGGAGTCCATGGAGCTGGTCAGTCCACCACCGCTCTTAACGAAACCGTCTATCATTTGTTTTATTATTAGGCCATTAGAGAAATGAATCTCTGACCTTCCAAAACACAATATTCTATTCCACATTGCTCTGTATAAGAAACTTCCTATAAATGCGCCTGAATTATTTGAACAGACTAGAAAGTACATAATCATGTCCTCTCTAGCTACTGTAAAATCCATGCCACTAACATCTGATGTAGCCATTATAAGGATTCTATTCATCATCTCAACAAGTCCGGCATATTTTGCGTCATCAAAGCCCATACCTGGAAGGCTGGGCGATGTTGTCCAATGTTTTATGGACGTTTTGTTGAAGGCATCGAAAAGAATTCTTTCAATAATAAGATCTACTACTGATACGTTAAATACAAGTCGTACTTTCCCATTATTGAGTTTCTTTTCAGAATGAAGTTCATTCTTTACGAAAGTACGTACTGGGTCAGTATAATTTCCATCTACTAGTTCTATTGCATCTAAAGATTCCAAACACACATCACTGCCCAAAAGCAAGATACGACTTTTTACGGCCTCAAAGAGGACATCGTAATCAGTGTTAACAAATGTTAAGTTGTCTGGATAATGATTAGACCAGGGTAAGCCTGGGGATTTCGCCTTTGGCGCGCCTGTTCTAACCTTTTCTATTTCTACTTTAATTAAGTAATCTAGCATGGGCATGAAATCGCGTTCATCTTTCACGTTTAACTTGTGCTCTGTGCACGGGTAATTGAGTCTGCCGGCAGCGACAATCCTAGACTTTTCGCTAGCGCTGATAAGGTCGCTATGTCTGCAGCCAATGCCTTTTGCTTGGAGGGCAAATGACTTGATTTCGGCGGCGGACCCTCTGGAAGGGGGGCCGTAACCGTTGAGGCCGGGAATGATTGTGCCACCTGCGAGGAGGCAAGCGCTACGTGGTTTTGATGTTGCGGAATGGGTCTTTCGACCACTACTGCCGTAGACTTCAAAGTTGTGTTTGATTCCGGTTTTGATTTCTTCGGCTTCTTTTTCTTCGTCCGTGAAGCGTCTACGACAGAGGAGCTCTGCCCTAAGGCGGAGGCTATGATCTGCTGCGCAGGTGTTGCCTGCAATGACTCTTTCAAGAGCAAAGTTAAAGTTTGGATCTTTTGTTCTAATACTTCCTCCCTCTTTGTCGGCGACTTTTGCTCTGGAGAGCTCGGCCGTCTCAAGATGGTCGGCGTCAAAATCTCTTTTGGCGCTAATTCCACTTCTGTTGAGGGAGGAGTTTGGTTTACTGACGGTTCCGGTTTCACCACTTGAACCTGTAAGGAGTGGAGTATGTTTAAATCCTGATTTTGCAGGATAGCGACGGGTCTAATCAGACCTTCCAACCGTTCATCTTCGACAGGCGCACTTTCGAGCGCTCTTCTAGTCGTAGCATTAAACTCGGCTATCTTGGCTTCAGTGACGGCAAGTCTATTTCTCATCTTTAAGAGTTGAGCTGCCGTTTCCAAGTTTGCCTGGAGGGTCATATCAGGATAATGAGTAAAACTCAATTCTTCTGAGGACATTTGTATCGCGTCTTCGAAAACCTCTTCAGGTTCAGGAGACACTTCTAAAGTACTTTTAACAACCTCTTCAGGTTCGACTTTTATTGTTTCAGCCACGAATACGACTGAGTCTTCCACTGCAACTGGGCGGTTCGGAATAGAGACCGGGGGAACCAAAGGTTCCTCAAGAAATCCGGCCTCAAGACTTTCATAGTCATAAACACGAGAGTTAAAATCAAACTGGTCATTATTATCAGCCATCTCTCCCCAACTGCCTTGGTAGGCACGGTTAGCTCTAACTTCAATATTGGCCCCAACCAGGAAATCTCCTGAAATCATCTCGTAATGCATGCGCTCATACTTTCCATTTTGTGCCTCATATACTTCGGCATGGGATAGAATGACGTTTTCGTCGCGATCATAATTCTCGTAAAGAGATTGATCACGCCGATACTGTGCACTCGTTTCCTTAACGAAGGTTGGCAGCGGAATATCACGCGGCAAAAGTGATGGTGTTGGTATACCTTTACAGATATTGATACACTCGTTATCGTGGTAGAGAGCTCCAATATGTACAGCTACGAATAAGCCGTTTTGCATAATGGGACCCCCACTAGACCCCGGCATTGTACTGCCGAGGTGAGAAAAACTAAGGTAGTTTAGCTTCCTCACTAATGAGGTTGAGCTATGTACCTGGAACTCTTTGTTTTCGTTTTGTCTCATACAAAACACAGTGACTGGCGCTATTTGAATTGGCGTAATCAATTGTGCCCCGTTCTTGATCTTTAAACGTGTAACAAGGTCCATTGTAGTACCGACTTGGGCAACTCCAACTAAATCGAGCTGCTTACATCTATAAACTATCTTAACGGGTATACGAATTAACGTACTCGACTCATTGTATCCAGGGGATGCGTAGAAGTCTGTTTGACCCGTCAACCGCTGCATGTCGTCATAAACATGTCCCGCGGTCATAATAAAAGGAAGCCCATCATTAATTGCTGGGTCTTTGGCATAAGTGGCTAATCCTAACGGAGCGCAGCCGGTCGCACGGACACGGCTCTCCGTATTATAGGTAGGCACGGCTGCGAACAGTAGGCCTTTCGGCTTATTAGACTGTGCGACTAATACCATGCGTGCAGTTTGCAAGGACTCGTTAAAAATACCGTCTCTCTGCGTGATTACGTCATCGCTTACAGCCTGTTCGGGAGAGGCATAGAGTATATTACCTGAAACCCGTTGAGCAAAGTAATGACATGAATCTTTTAGAAGAAACGTATCAAAATGAAACTTCGGTCTATTTATAACTATTCTAATCTCCCTAAAGGAGACATACGAATCAGCAAGAAAACGAATTCCTGCCGATACTATCTTATCTAATTGCAATGTGTATTTCCGCAAGAAGTACACAAACGTAATATGTGCTATTAAGTATGTCAGAAACAAAAACTTGTTAACTCCCCAAAGGAAGTACAAGTTCTTATAAAACACGACTATCTTAAGAAACGCACTAATAAACGCTTGCTGCATCATTGACATTCCCATTGTAAACCCATGCCATATACTGATCCACGTACTGGCAATGTAATAAAATACATCGGCGTAAAACTGGAGGATAAATACTGCGGCCCTTTGAATGGGGTGACGCAAGATGGGTGGAACGGCATACGAATAAAACTCAGAAGTCGCGTTTAAAAGCGCGACCGGATAAGTCCCTATATATGCTGCAAGGTCGGAAACTATAGACCCA